CAAAATGTCCGATTTGTCTGTCAAATCGACACGCCGCAAATTTCACGGGATTTTATAACAATGTCGTAACGACACGCCCGACCCCGTGCCTTTGCGGGCCAGCTTGACTTTGTCAAGCCGACACGCCGTTATTCTTCTTCTAATTCTGCTAAATAATCTTCGTGCTCTACTAATCCAATCGCAAACGCAACGGGATCGCAACACTCTAAGATTTCGGCGGGAGTAAAAGTTGAATAACCAATTTTTACAGTTGGGTAAAGGTCATTTAGTAAATCTATAAAACTTTCTTTGATTTCTAAATCTTTTTCTAATTCTGATTTCATTAGATAGCACCTTCCTGAAATAAACCGATTTCTAAATCTAGTAATTCGCTAGGTGTTGCCTCGGATAAATCTACCCAGCCAGCACCCTCATCATCTATGCGAAAGATTTCTACATAACCCATTTAGTCTGCCTCCTTAGTATTGAATAGAGAGGACATCTTATCATTAGCCTCTGACATTGTTGCGATAGCCTTCAATAGGCTTTCCTTGCGTGTGGCTTCTACATAAGCCTTGTATTCATCAAGTGTCATTTTATCGACCTTTCGTTGTTGGTTATAATGGTATTATACACGAGCACCCCGACATTATCAACACGACACGCCGTATTTCAAGAAATCTTTTTATGTGATAAATCTCACAAAATTCAAGGGGTTCTATAACATTAGCGTAACGACACGCCCGACCCCGTGCCTTTGCGGGCCAGCTTGACTTTGTCAAGCCGACACGCCGTGTTAGTTATGTGATTCTCGCCACATTTCTTTAGTGTCCTCGATCATCTCACGCCATACAAGGCGGAGCATAATTAGGGCGGGAATACCGATACCTAATTGGACTAGCGTAGTTAGTATGCGATTAGTAGTCATTTAGTATTTCCACCCCACTAATCCGTTTCGCTTTAGATAAATCTTATAAGCCTTATAGGCTACTACCGCTAGAGCGATGATAATAATAGTGTGCCAAGGTAAGTAGATAGCCCCTAAGAAACTATCAAACTCTAATCCGTATTCGTTAGATATAACTAACTCAAATCCGTTTATACTCATTATTAGTTATCCCAACTTAGTGCGAATACTTTTGCTAATTCTTCATCATCAACATCATCAAAGTCATCAACGGGAGGTTGTTCTTCATCTACCTCATCAAGGTAAGCGTATGCGTCCGATATATCGGATTGTATTGACTCATATTTATTTATTGAGTTAGTATTGTAAGAGTATGCGTATGTCATTAGTTTTGTTCTACCTTTCTCATATGTGCTACAACATTTTTAGAAATCTTTTGTAGTTCTGTTAGTGTCTTATTCATTTCATCTGCGCTAGTAGCGGTGAAGAAACCGAGGAATTGTGCCCCGTCCCATAGTGAGTATGTGATTGTCATTTTATTTTCTATCCTTTTCGTTAGTCGGTTATTTTGTTGAGAGCGATTATTTGCTAGGCTCACCTTTCGGATTATTTGCTAGGCTCACGCTCTAATTCTTTATTTATTTGTATGTCGTAAGACTATCACGACCTACTGACATCTAGACCCATTTGGGGCTAGTGTCGTGTGTGATTTATACCACACAAGGCTCAATGCTGAAGTCCTCGGCGTTGCCGTGATAGACCTCGCCCTTGCCGTGGCAATTTGAGCAATAGGTAGGGAGAGAGAATAAGTGCTTGAGTAGCGCCTTTCGCTCATAGGTAGTCAATTCGGGGTGGTTAGACTTCACGCCCCCGTGTTGGTATTCATAGACGATTGCGTCTAGTGTTTTTTGAGTGAGCATTTGATTGCTCCTTTCGTTAGCGGATTTCTTTACCGCTTGTTTTTCTTTATACCTTTATCATAGCAGGGGGGACTGACATTTATGCCCGTTTCTCGGGCGTGTCGGTAAAAAACTTTTGTGAGTCGCATCACACTCACGCTCAGCCCGATAAGTCTATGGGCGCACTATCGGACAAAACGGACATTTATAATAGTGTGTATCATACAAATTAAAATAATATTAACATTTTCTCTAATTTCAAAAGGGGGCGGGAAAAAGAATTTTCCTGGATCCATTGACTTGCGAAAATACCAAATGCTATACTGTAAACCTTGGACAGTTTTCGGAGATAATATCAAGGGGTTAAACTCCAAGTGCGATGATGACGGAAGTTGTATTATACAATTACTTTCAGATAATAGCTAGGCCTACTATAGGTTCAACCGATGAATGGCGGATTTATACTCCGATCATTTCGGGGTTCTCTTTTAGAAATCATAAAAGGGGTATAGGGGTTGTATGCTTAAATTCTGGAAGTTATCATTAAAAAGATAAAAACAAATATAAAGGCTATAAGTCTAAAAAAATATTTTATTAACATTTAGTAGAATATGATAAAGCAGTCGACTAGGATTAATATGTCAAACCAAAGCTCATGTTTTACTTACAAAGTAGAAATGATTGTACAAGTATTAGCAGCTGATCAAGCATCAGCAAAACAATTTCTGGATCAAACAGGCGGGTATATAGTATCTCGTGATGCAACTCTCATTGATACATCTATAGTTTACCAAGGCTAAATATCTGACTTGGTTAGATATAAGATGTTATATAATTGTCTTATGTCTCCAGAGAAGATATCGATCAAGAAACAAAAAGAACATCTGGCACGTTATTTAAAAGAAGTAAAAGAGAAGAACCCATGTATGGATTGTAAGATATCCTATCCATACTATATGATGGACTTTGATCATGTTCGTGGACAAAAGCATGCAAACGTGGCGGAACTAATCAATACGTTATCTAAGAAACGAATCGATGAAGAAATAGCCAAGTGTGAAGTAGTATGTTCTAATTGCCACAGAGCTAGAACACATATAAGAAAAATGCGGAAGGCAGGATAGAAATGAACTTTTGTACATACTGTGATAAATTATCATATACTTCTAAGCTAACGCTAGAAGGTAAGATGATCTATTATTGTTCAGATCATGCATTGAATATTGTAGTTGACTAGGATTATGGTATAATATTATTATGGAAATATTATTGGTAATATTAGCAATGTCGACATTTATAGGATATACAGCATTTCAAGATGATGGATTTAAGTTCATTGTCTATGATGCAGATAAAGACGGAATTGTTCAAGAGGGAACCAAGTATGAAAGAAAGTTTTTCTATTGGAATAGAGACCCATTGAAGAAATATAGAAATAACAAATGAAAAAAATTTCAGGTCTAATTATGCTAATTGCGACAGCAATCCTGTCAGGTGTAGCTCTATCTAAATTTTTAAATTGGGCGGGACAACAAGAAGACTTCTTTGATTTTGACCTAGATGAAGATATAGACGTTGAACAGTTATAAGAATCGAAGATCGTCTAAATCATTCCTATGGTCATTACTGGCTATACTGGGTATATATTACTCATTGGTGATTATAACCCTTTAGGGTATTTCTATTACTATATAAGGTGAGCTTTTTATCTCCCGCCCTTTTCTGGGGTCTTATTATCGGAGATACCAATTATGACCCGTTAAGGGCTTAGAACCCTGTTACAGGGCTTATAAGGCATATTCTGAAAATGATCATAGATGGGATATGTAGGCTCTTATTTCGCCGAAGCACTTTTTTCGCACTTATTGCACTATATGTCCATATTGCCCGTATTATATATATCTATCTATAAAAAGAAAAAATCCCATTCAGAGGCGGATCCGAATGGGCTTTTCTAGTATATTGCTATACATTATATAGGGAGACGTTGCCGCCATCACCTACACATCTTAATTGTAATACAGGTTATTTTCTATGTCAAGCATTCTATTTGACTTCTTCTGGTGGAGTAAAAGATGGTCCAGGTCCAAGGAGATATCCTTGTTCATGGTATTCAATCATTTTAGCTGTTTTCTCAGGGTCCGCTTTATTTGCCATAATAGTCATCATATCGTATATGCGGTGAAGCATAATGTAATTGACCATAGGCAGATTATCTTCTAGGTTCTCAGATGGTTTTGTCTCTTCAGTCATTTTGCCTCCCAATATCTTCCCAAAATTTCTCACGCCCCATAGCGTCAGTTTCTAATAAAGCTGTTGATTCAAATTCATATGTTGCAAATGGCTGTTCTATTTTCGGCGCACTTTTTTCGGGCTCTTTATTCATTGATGATCTTTTCTACTAATGCCACAAGATTATTATAGTCGACAATTCCGATTGTTTTCTTGTATGAGCAGGTTAGGCAATATAAAAATATGTTCTCTTCAAAGTCCTGATTGGGATAAAGAGAGCCTTGATCCATTGGGCATAATAGCTCTGGAACAAGGCCCTCTCCCGAAAGAGAAAGGTACTTAGACACGTATTGTATCTTCATGTACCTTCCTTTCTAATTTTTGAATTCCGCTAGGAACTCTTTGTGCCTTGCCCCATTTAGGGAAGACCACGATGACCAATCAGTGCCGCCTTTAGTCATGTAATACGTTATCTCTGCGTTTATTACTGGGTCAAACAATAAAATGTTTGACCTTAGATCAAATTTTTCTTTACGATCAATGCCGAGTTCACCCAACATATTAATCTGAAAAATTCCGTAGGAACTGTCTCCAGTTTTCCTGTTACCATTGTAAGCCATAGGTCTTGCGTTAGACTCTGCCTTAACAATAGCCCAAGCCTGTTTAAGGGCTTTTCCTTCAAAACCAACAGCTGATAGAAGTTCTTTTAGTTCTTCGTCTGTTAGCGTCTCAGAAGGCTTGTATACAGTAGTGCTGTACTTCTCTAAGGTTTCTTTCTTTAGTTGTACTGTTGATTTCACAGGTGTTTCTACCTGCAAAGCTTGAGTTGCTGTTGGTCCTGGCTGAACCGTAAATAGAAATAATACTATTACTACTATATACGACCAACTATTGGCAACTTCGCTCAAACGTTGTTTTACTTTCTCCATTGGCATTTCCTCCTCTAGAGATAACGAACTCTAAGCATAACATTAATTCCATAAACCTGTCAAGCCAGTCAACCAGGATAAGTATCAAGTATAAGTGTATAGTTGACCAATAATATTTTAAAATAAAGGCTATAAATATTTTTTACTGCTTCCCATATGAATAGTTGTTTGGTAGAATAGGATCTTCACACTAAATTTAACTTAACCGCTAGGCGGAGAAAAAGGTATTATAAAATGTCTAAGACTATTGCAAACCCGTACGAAAATTTCATTGCGTTATCAAGATATGCAAGATGGATATCAGAAGATAATCGCCGTGAGACTTGGGGTGAAACAGTAGATAGATATTTTAACTTTATGCTTGGCCATCTAGAAAAGAACCATAATTATATTCCAAATGAGAAGCTTGTTGCGGAATTAAAAGAGTTCGTATTTGAACGAAATGTTATGCCATCAATGCGTTCTGTTATGACTTCAGGAGCCGCATTGGAAAGAGATAATGTAGCTGGATATAACTGTGCTTTCTTACCAGTTGATTCCCCACGTTCATTTGATGAGACTATGTATATTCTTATGTGTGGTACAGGTGTAGGATTCTCTGTTGAGTATAAGTACATCAATAAACTTCCTGCCGTCCCAGAAACTTTAGAGAAGTCAACTACGGTTATTACAGTAGAAGACTCAAAACAGGGTTGGGCTAAAGCATACCGTGAGTTACTAGCACTACTTTGGTCTGGACAGATTCCAGCAATTGATGTTTCTAAGGTAAGACCAGCAGGAGCAAGACTTAAGACAATGGGTGGAAGATCTTCAGGCCCACAGCCACTTATTAACTTGTTTGATTTTACAATTGCAAAGTTTAAGAATGCTACAGGAAGAAACCTAAAGCCAATCGAATGCCACGACATTATGTGCAAGATTGGTGAAGTAGTTGTTGTTGGAGGAGTTCGTCGCTCAGCAATGATTTCTCTTTCTAATATTAATGATATTGAAATGGCACAGGCAAAGTCAGGTAACTGGTGGGAAGCAAGCCCACAACGTGCCTTGTCAAATAACTCTGTTGCGTACTCACGCAAGCCAGATATGGAGCAGTTTATTGCAGAATGGAAATCTCTATATGATTCAAAATCAGGAGAACGAGGTATATACAATGTGGCCGCAGCTCAAGCCCAAGCAGCCAAGTATGGAAGAAGAGATCCAGATATACACTACGGAACTAACCCGTGCTCAGAGATTATTTTACGTCCTTACCAGTTTTGTAATCTTTCAGAAGTCGTACTACGTGAAAATGATACAAAGAAAGATATCGAACGCAAAGTAGAACTAGCAACCATTCTTGGAACCTGGCAGTCTACTCTTACAGACTTTAAGTATCTACGTAAGATTTGGAAAGATAACACAGAAGAGGAACGCCTGCTAGGAGTTTCTTTGACTGGACAGTTTGGGCATAAGTTTATGTCAGGCAAACAAGATTTGGTTGCACTAGAGTCATTCTTGATGACTCTTAGAGAAGCAGCAAGAGCAAAGAATAAAGAAGAGTCTGGGAAAATTGGGATTCCTGAGTCTGCCGCTATTACTTGTGTAAAGCCTTCTGGAACAGTATCTCAATTGGTCGGGGTATCTTCAGGAATGCATGCTTGGCATTCTCCATATTATATTAGAACTG